CCGCCCCGGTGAGCAGCCGCCGGGCGAACATCCCGACATAGTCGTGGGCGGTCACCGCCACCGTGTGGGAGTCCTCGTCGAGGGTGTCGGCGGTCTGGGAGATCACCCCCCGGAACATGGGCCTGTCCACCCCGGCGGTGTCATCCCACCGCCACGCCATCACATCCTGCTGCAGCTCAGCGATCAGGGCGGCCTGGTCGGAGCGGCCGTCGATGGTGAAATCCAGCTGGGCCGGGGTGTTCCAGGCCCGGGTCAGTTTGCGCGACCCGGCGTCGGGCAGGGCGGCCAGCGACGTCTGGTAGGGGGTCTGGGTGCCGGTGAAGTCGCGCGAGTGCAGGGTGATCCGCCACTGGCCCCGCCCGGCCGGCACCGGGTAGGTGCCCGGCGCGGCCCGCTCGGCGGGCGGCTCGAACGTGTCGAGGTCGAGGGCGGCGGCCCGGCCGGCCGGCCAGGTGAGGGTCATGTCAGGTAGCCGTCCTGCCAGGTGGCCTGGGCCTGGGTCACCCCCGACGTGCTCGAGCCGGTCATGGCCATAGTGGTGGTGGCCGGCAGGGTCGGCAGGATCGGCCAGGCGGTGTTGTACCAGTCCAGCCAGGCCAGCGCCGACTGGCCCGCGATCCCGTCCAGCAGGGCGGTCTTGCTGACCGTGTCGACCTGCACGTAGTGGCCCTGGTCGAGCCGGTAGGACGGCACGAACGCCACCTTGGACACCGGGCCGGCCGTGGGGGTGAACGTCACCGCCGGGCCGGTGACCGGCCCGTAGATGCGCAGCAGCGGCCGGACCGGCAGATCCCCGGCGGAGGAGATCGTGGCGGTGGTGGGCGACCCGCCTCCGGTCGGGTAGGTGCGGTTGTAGACCAGCGGGTAGGTGCGGCCGTTGCCGGCCGCGGTGCCGGCGTAGGCGGTGGCGGTCTGCACGGTCGGGTCGCGGGCGATCGGGTCGGCCGCCTTCCACTGCAGCATGATCTGCCGCTCGGCCGTGCCGGCCACCGCCCACTGGTAGCCCATGGCCCGCACCGTCAGGGTCCGCTCGGCGGCGCCGGCCCGGTCGAGGATGTAGTGCAGCACCGGCCGGGCGGAGGGGACCATGAACGGGGCGAAGTTGTCGGCCACGTCGTCGATGCGGGCCCCCGCCCCGGCCACCGCGTGGATCTCGGCGGAGATCACCCGGGCGCCCATCAGCGCGGTCCGGTCGATGGTGCCGTCGGTGTCGGGCCGGTTCTGGATGACCTCGCGCACGTCGGGGAAACCGAGATCGAGCGACGCGCAGAACCAGCCGCCGGCCGGGTTCTCGAGCGGCATGGTGAGCGACCCCAGGGTCAGCCAGGCCTGGCGGACACAGGTGGCGAGCCCGGTGACCATCACATGGCCTTGGCGGTGGCCACCCAGGCGGCCCGTTTCATGAACGCCTCCACGTCGAGCTCGTCGTGGAAGTGGGCGTTCTCGATGTGCACCACCGGGCCGAGCTTGCCGCCCTTGGGTAGCGGGGTGACCGCCTCCCCGGCGTGGGCGTAGATCAACCCTTCTTTGGTGACCAGCCCGCCCTGGGCCAGTTTCGGGATGACCGGCATCCCGACGGTCACCGACGGCAGATGGACTGAGGTGCCAAACGGGCCGCTGATCTTCCAGCCGCCGATGGTGAAATGCAGCGAATCCCACACCCCGATCACCGCGTTGATGGCGGTTTTGAACAGGCTCGATATCGGGTCCCACATGTGGGCCAGGGCGGTCTTGATCCGCCCGGGCAGACCGGTCAGCCAGGTGATCATGGTGTTCCACACCCCCGCCGCCCAGCCGTACACGGTGTTGGCCTCGTGGTACACGAAATTCCACAGGCCGCTGAGGCGGCGGACCACCGCGGAGGGCAGACCGACCAGCCAGTTCAGCATGGTGTTCCACACCCCGACCACCCAGCCGTACACGGTGTTCGCCTCGTTCGACACGAAATTCCACATGCCGGCCAGGGCCACATGGATCTGGGTGGGTATCCCCGAGATCCAGCCGACCAGCCCGTTCCAGATGCTGACAATGAAGTCGATGACCGCTTTGGCGTCGGACTCGATCCGGGCCCAGTTCTTCCACAGCAAAATCGCGGCCGCCGCGATCGGGCCCCCGATAATGGCCACCAAAAGAGGCCAATACTTTTTGATCCAGTTGAACACCGCCTCGATGGCCGCTTTGATCCCGGCCCAAATGGTGTTCCAGTTCTTATAGATCACATAGCCGATGGCGACCAGGGCGGCGACGGCCAGGCCGATCAGGCCGAGCGTGACGATCAGCGGCAGCCCGGCCACGTCGGCGGCGGTTTCGGCGCCCGCCTCCACCTCGGTGGCCGCCGCGGCCGCCTCCTGGGCGGCCTTCTGGGCCTTCATGTAGCCGGTGACCACGTTCATGATCCCGCCGAACGCGGTGAGCAGAACCCCGGCCTTCTGCACCGCCGGCCCGTACTTCTGGCCCCACTTGGCCGCCTGGTCCTCCATGGTCACACCGATGGCCTTCAGATGGCCGGTGAACGTGTCGGCGGAGGCGGCCGCCTGGCCTTTCAGTTTGTCGCCCAGCTGGGTGGCCGCGTCCGCGTGCCCTTTGGTGGCGTCGGTGACCGCCCGCTGGGCCTCGCTCAGATGCTGGTGGGCCTCTTTCGCCTTCACGGTGGCGGTGGCCACCGCCTCCTGGGCGTTGCGCAGCTGGATCTGCTGGCCCAGGGTCAGCTTGTGGCGCTGGGAGTCGACCAGCTCGATGTCGGCCAGACTGCGTTTCGCCCGGGCCAGGTTGTCGTCCGCCGCCGTCGACTGTTTCTGGGCGGAGGTCATCTGCGAGGTCAGGCTCTTGGTGTTGACCACCTGGATGCCGAACTCTTTGAGCAGCTTGGTGTTCCCGTTGTACACCTTGCCGACCTGGGAGGCCGCGGTGACCAGGTCGATGTGTTTGGCCGCGGCCAGGTCGGTGGCGGTTGACAGCAGATGTAACGCCTTGGCCGGGTCGCCGGTGGCCTGGGTGAGGGTCTGCAGCGCCCCCTGGGTGGCCTCGCTCGACTGCCCGAACTTCTCGTTGTGTTTGATCGCCTCGTCGATCTGCTTGCCGTACTGGTCATAGGAGTGGCCGGTGTTGGTGATGGCCTGGGCCAGCTGGTTGTGGGCGGCCTGCTCTTTCGAGCCGAGCGCGGCGAACACCGACCCCACCGCCACCAGGGTGCCGCCCGCCCCGAGCATCACGTTCCCGACCGTCTTGCCGTGCTCGGCCAGCGCGGAGAGGCCCTCGTCGACCTTCGACACAGCTTCTCCGAACGGGCCGAGAACGCCGGACTGGTTCAGCTGGCCCAACATCTGGGTGAACGCGGCGTGGGCGTTGGAGGCGGCCGCCTTGGCGTCGGAGCCGGACTGTTTGAACGCCTTGCCCAGCCCGGACAGGTCGCCCAGGACCCGGACCATCACCGACGGGCTGGTGGCCACCGCGGGGTTACCTTCTCGGGATTTTCGCTTCGGCGGCGCGGATGGCCTCGGCCTCGGCCTGCATGGTGCGCACCATGGCCGCCATCATCTCGTCGGTCAGTCGCTCGAGGTCGTCGGGGAAGCAGCCCCAGTAGTGGCAAAAGGCGGCCACGGAGTCGAGGGCTTCCCGTTCGTAGGGTCCGCGGCGCCGCCCACCTCCACCTCGACGTCGTAGGCGTGCAACCACAGCGAGGTGACATCCCGGGCCGGGAAGTCCCGTTTCAACGCCCGGAACGCCACGATCCGGAACGGCTGGGACTCGGCCAGCTCCCCGAAGTTGACTGTCGGTTCGCAGTGGCGCAGCTCATCGAGGAGCCGCTGGGACGGCAGCCGGGACACGAACGACTGGGACACGGTGATGATGGTCGGCAAAGGTTCGTTATCAGTCATGCACACCTCCGGGGTCGTCGCCGCTGTTGGACCACTTGTAGTTGGCGAATATCTCGTTCACCGCCTCGCTATACAGCCGGGCCGCGGTCGGGGCCATCTGCACCGCGGCGGGGAACAGATAGCGGCCGCGGGGGTCGTACTGGCGGCGGCTCGTATGGGGCACCCGGCGGGTACCGCCGAACTCCACCCAGCCGGCGTAACGGATGGACGCCCGGCCCATCCGCACCGCCGCCCCCGACTTGGTGGCGCTGACGCGCACGTCGCCGGCCAGCCGGCCGGTGTGCTGGGGCAGGCTCGAGCGGGTCACCGCCGCCACCGGTTCGGCCGCGGCCCGCCCGGCCGCGGCCATCGCCTTGAACAGCGGGCCCCGGTCGTCGGTCATTTTGGCGATGTCCCGGGTGAGGGCGCGCAGACCGACGACCGCGACCGTCGGCGCCGCCATCAGGGATGCTTGCCGAGCGTCCAGGCGGTGCCGTTCCAGTAGGCGGCCAGCAGGTCGCCGGTGATCACATACTGGCCGGCCGCCCACGTCGCGGTCGGGTTGGCGGTCACCCCGGACAGGGCGGCCAGGTTGGCCGGGGCCTGCGCCCCCGACGGGCTGTAATAGCCGGGGGTGCCGGCGTTGGCGGTGGTGGCCGCCACCGTGCCCAGATCGACCGTCGGCGGGGCAGTCAGGTTCCAGTCGATCTGCACCTCGGCGGTCGACCCGGCATCGCCGACGATCAGGTCAAACGGCTGCGGGATGGCATACCCCGAGATCCACGGGTTGGCCGCGGAGGCCGCCCTCGACGAATAGGCCCGGGCCCGCCACTGCACCGGGGTGCCCGACGCCACATAGGCGTTGTAGGCGGCGTTCAGGGTGGCGTACACCGCCCCCGGGTCGAACGACTGGTACAGGGTGGCGCGCAGGTGCCATTTGGTGACGCCCGGGTAGTCGACCTCACCGCAGAAACTGGTCACCGTGACCGGTTTGTTTTCCGCGAACGCCGCCTCGAGGTGTTTCACCAGGCAGCGCAGGTTCACCCCGGACATCTCGAAATAGGCGTCATTGAGGATCAGCGGCGACGCGCTCGGCGGGACCGGGTCGCCGGTGAAGAACGGTTCGACGCCCGGCGGTGGCGGCGGGCCGCTGCCGCCGTTGTCCTCGAGCACGGCCACGTCGGTGTCAGACATATTTTCCTCCTACATTTCGATGGTCAGGACCAGCTCGACGAGCAGCAGCTGCACCCCGCCGGCGCCGGTCACGTTCCGCCAGTTCCGTTCCTCCGAGCACACCGCGGACGCCACCGTGCCGGCCAGGGTCGGGTCGGCGGCGATCAGGGTGCGGGCCTCGCCCTTGATCGACTCGATGGCATCCTCGGTTTCGACCCCGCCCACGATGATCAGCGGCAGGGTGGCCTCGTCGATCCCGAACGCGAACGTCGCGTAGGTGACCGTCATGGGCCGCGACACCACCACGCACATCGGGTTGAGCACCTCCGGGGGGCGCAGATGCACCTTCACCGACAGCGGCTCCAGGGTCGCCTCGAGCGCCTCGGCCACCTTGGCCCGATCCCAGCTCATCCGATCACGACGTTCAGGAACGGGGTGATCAGCGTTTCGATGTCCGGGTCTTTCGGGCCGACCCGGACCACGCCCATGTCACCCCAGCCGATCGTCCCGTCCACACTGTCGCGCCGGCGGAACAGCCGGCCCGCCTCGTGCAACGCCGCGGTGTACAGCGGGTCGGCGAGGGGGACCGCCGGCGGCGGGGTCGGGTAGGTGGGCGAACCGGGCACCCACTGGGGGTCGACCCGGTTCGTCACCCACGCGATGGCGGCCGCCAGGTCCGACGCCACCAGGGCGTCGTCGGAGCCCGGCTCGATGCGCAGCAGCGCCTCGACGTCGGCCACCGTCGGCCAGTCGGCCGCCATCAGGCCCGCCTCCTTACCCCTGGGCCTTCTTGGCCGCGCCCTGGGCGGGCTCGGCCGGCGGCTGGACCTCGCCGCGCGGCTTCTCGTGCTCGGCCAGATCGCGCTCGTCGGCGGCCGGGGCCGGGATGGTGGCGCCGGCGTCAATCTTGGCGATGGCGGCCGGGTAGCGGCCGAGCACCGGCGCCGCGTACCCCCACACCCCCAGCCGGATCGACGACGGGCCGAGCACCTCCTCGTAACGGAAGTTGAACGTGCTGGACTCGAGGAGGAGACAGTCATCGGCCTTGACCACATAGATGTGGTTGTCGACCCCGGCCCACGACGGGATGCAGTTCAGGCCGACCACCTCCCCCGCGATCGTCCCGTACTGGGTGGCCTCCCCCAGCCCGTAGGCGTTCATCGGGCCGTGATAGCCGGTGGTGACCAGCGGCCGGCCCTGCTGGTCCTTCTGTTTGGCCAGGAACGCCCACGCCCCGATGGACAGGAACACCACCCGGGCCGGCATTTTCCGGTGCTTGATCACCGACGCGTTGGCGTCGATGAACGCGTCGGGCAGGTTGGCGTACACCGGGGCGGTGCCCGGGTAGGTGATCGTGGTGGCCAGCCCGGCGGCCGCCTCGAACGCGGCCACCACCGCCTGCTCGATCTGCTCGTTGTAGGAGCCCATGCAGTCGGCGTAGATGATCCCGTCGACCGCCGGGTTCGACCCGTCGACCAGCTGGCGGGACACGTCCACCTTGCCGGTGTAGGTCTTGGGGCTGGTGGTCAGCAGGTTGACGTTCAGGGACCCGTCGTTAGGCGGGCTGTTCTCCGACGCCTGGGCGGTCACCGCCGCCCCCGGGGCCACCTGGATACCGATGTTGACCGGGTTGGCGTCGGTGATCCCCACTCGACGGAGCGTGTCGGCCCACGGGCGGGCGCCGTGGGCGATGATGGCGAACTCCTCGAACAGCCAGGTCGGCGGGACGATACCGGCGCCGGTGGTGGTGGTCCCGGCCGCCCGCATCTGCATCGAGTGCCGTTCGATGCGCTGGCGGGCCTCGAGGTCGCCGTCCATCTGGGAGTGCAGCAGGTCGCGAAAGAACATGTGCCGCTCGCCCGACGCGTCGGCCCGGCGGTACACCATCTCCTCCGAGCGGACATGCACGACCGTCCCGCCCGGGTTGCCGGCGGGCAGCTCGGGGGCGTCGGCCATGGCCCGCACCGCGGCCAGCCGCCGGTCGTCGGTGGAGCGCAGCTCGACCAGCCGCTCGCCCAGCGGCTGCATCTCCGACCGGTACCCGTCGAGCAGACCGGCCTCCTCGTCGGTCGGGTCGCGGCCCTCATCGGCGCACCGGTTCAGGATCGTCTCGTAGTTATCGGTAAGAGTCTGATAGTCGGCGGCCAGCCGCTGCATCAGCCGATTCATGGGGAACCTCCACAGCCAGGGGCGCCGGGGCGGCGCGGCGCAGGAACGTGACGCCCACGCCGGTTCCGGTCTGCCCGGTTCCACCCCGATCTGGGTGGGTTCAGGTCTGCAGGGTTCGGCCGCCCCGAAGGTTACCCGCCGGTACGGACCTGATCGAGGATCTGGCGGGCCCGGAGCAGCTCGGTCCGGTAGCCGCCGATCGGATGGGCCGACCGTACCCCGGTGACCGCCGCCCCCACATAGGCGGGCTTAGCCGTCAACACCACATGGTCGAGGTGGACCGCGTGCCGCTCCCAGGTCCCATCGATGGCCCGCCGGCTGCCGCCGTCCACCGGCTTGAACCCGACCGACAGACCGGTCACCTCCCCGGTCTTCACCAGGTACAGGGCCTCCTCACCGCGGGGCGTGTCGTACATCCGCCAGGCGCCGTGGAGCCCGTCGGCCCGGTCCTCGAGGTGGACGGTCCGCCCGACCGGTGACAGCACATCCCCGGACATGGCCCCGTCGTGCGACGCGTGTATTTTGACCTGGCCGATCACGTCCCGGCCGGCCTGGATCTGGCGGTCGAACGCCCCCGGGAAGAAACGCTCTTTGCCGGCTGGGATAGCGATGATCTCGCCGTAGGGCACGGCCCGGCCCATCACCGTGCGGCCGTCGCCGTCGGCCCGTAACTCCAGCTCCCAGCGGAACGTCCGGGTCATCACCTCCACCGGCGGGCGCGACCGGCCCGACCCGGCCGAGCCGGCGTAGGTGCCGGCCGGGCCGCCCACGCTCGGATGGTCGGCGGCCATCGACTTGGCCTTGCTCATGGCCTGCTCGCGCTGCGCCGCCGACAGGGTCGACGCCTTGGGGATCTGGGCCAGGGCGTTGCGCAGGTGGGCGGCGTCGACATCCCCCGCCGCGTTGCGGACCGGGAAGTAGCGCAGGTTGCGGGGCATGGTCTTCCCCTGGCTGTCCTTATGGCCGCCCGGGGCGATCAGCAGAAACGCGCTGTCGGGCAGGTCGTTCACATAGCTGGTGTCCCACACGGCCATCGTTAGCCCCCTTGCATCATCGGCCCGCCCATCGAGGCGGGATGCTCGTTCGGGTTGCCGCCGCCGGGTCCGCCGGCCACCGGCGGCAGCGGCGGGGCTGGCGGGGCGGCCGGGGCGGCCGGCGGCTTGGGCGGTTCGGGCGGGTCGAGCGGGTTCGGCACGCCCAGCTCGTCGGCCACGTCGCCGATCGGGTCGAGGTTCTCCCGGGAGCGGATCTCGTCGACCAGCAGCCACTGCGACTGTGGGCCCGGGCCGCCCAACGCGAAGTTGTACGCCTGATATTGGCTGAGGGTGTCGGTGTGCAGCGCCGCGGACAGATCCCACACCAGCTTCTGGCCGCGGGGCAGCAGCTCGATCGAGGCGGCCTGCTCGAGCAGCGACGTCCACGGCACGATGGCGTCGTTGCGGGCCTGGACCTCTTCCATCTCGGCGTTCTTGTAGGTGCCGCCGCCGACCGACGCCCCCAGCTTCGAGGGGGGCAGCCCCCACATCAGCGCCACCGAGATCAGCTCGAAACTGCGCGACTCGATCATCTGGGAGTCGACGGGCCGGCACGCCACCGGGGTGAAGTCGGTCAGCTCGTTCAGCACCGCCGGGGTGGGCGCCCCCGAGAACTTCTGCACCCACGACGTTTTGGCCTGGTCGGCCTGGGCCTGGGTGACCTCCGGGCGGTGGATCTTCAGGATCCCGTTGGGGACGCCGCCGCCGTTGAAATAGGCGGCCGCGTAGGACTGGGAGGCCAGGGCGGTGGCGATGGCGTCGGAGTCGGTGTCGATCAGCCCCCGGCCGAGCGGCCAGCCGGCCCGGCCCAGATGCGACTTGATATGCCAGATCTGGGACGGGTCGTAGATCTGGCCGGCCACATACCAGGCGTCAATGTCGGGGGCCATCGGGTTGCCGGTGAAGCGCACCGCGGCCAGCGTCGGATGGACCGGCTTGAGGGTGAGCGGCCAGCCGTACCGGTCGGTCGAGGTGATGATGTTGATGCTGTTGCCGTACAGGGTGAGACTCGACGCGCAGCCGGCCCAGAACCCCATCGGGGACTGGTTCGGGTCGGGCTGGGCGATCACCGCCGGCTGGGGGTCCAAAGCGTCGGTGCCCCGGTAGGCGACCGCCGGCAGCAGGCCGATGGTGCCGCACACATAGGCGTGGGCCCGCCAGAACGCCGGCACCCCCAAAGCCTCCGACTCGGTCGGCGGGGCCAGCACCCGGGTCGGCGGCCACGACTGCTCGGGGCCGGCCATGAACTGGGTCGGACCGACCGGCGGCGGGACCGGGCTGGACGGCTGCACGTTCGGACTAGACCGGGTGAGCAGGGTGGCCAGGCCCATCAGTACACCTGCCCCTCCCGGCTGTTCAGCTCGGCGATGGTGCCGCCCACCAGCAGCCCGGCCGATCCGACCGCCAAACCGAGCCACACCGTGACCATCCCGGCCGCCACCGCCAGGCCGACCAGGCCGACCGCCTGGACCACCACGGCCCAGCGCCGCCTCATAGGATCTGCGCCTCGCCCTGGCCTGCTTTCACTAGTCCCCAGTGTGACAGTGTCACCGCCACCAGGGGGGAAATGTCGCCGCCGGTCTTGCGGGCCCACGCCCACGCGTCCCCCAGAGGGCGTTTCCGGGCCGCTACCACCGCCTGGGACAGCACCGGCTGCTCCAAATGGGCGACGTCGGCGGCGATGACCGCGTCGAACAGCTGCCCGCACGCCTGGGCGTAATCCCGGGCGGTCACCGTCTCGGTTTGCACCCCAGCGGCGGCCAGGTCGACCAGCAGGCTGCCGGCCGGGCTGGCCGGGTCGACCACCACCGGCAGCGGCGCCCAGCGTCTCTGCAGGGCTTGCAGGCGGCCCACGCACCAGTCGGTGCCGGGCCGGTGTTCGACCACCTCGAGGTGGCGGCGGCGGTCCTTGCGCCAGCCGGCCACCGCCACCGCCGCCATGGCCCGGTCCGGGGTGACATCCAGGGCGAAGCACGGCATTCCCGATAACTGGGAGCGGGTGTCCCGGCAGGCCTGCCAGGCCAAAGCGGGGATGACCGGCCGGCCCGATCCGGCCCGGCGGTTCAGGTAGGCCCGGGCGAACTCGGCCGGGTCCATGGCGTCATGGTCGGCTCGGATCACCTCCTCGGTGACGGTGTGGCCGAGGGCGGGCATGCACCCCCACCAGGTGGCCGGGTCGTCGGGGTCGTCCTCGTCGCCGGCCGACCACTCGAAATAGCACACCCCGGTGTCGGCGCCCGCCTCCACCCGGGCCCGGCCGTCGTCGACCCGGTCGTGCAGAAACAAGCTTTCCTCGGTGCCCATGGTCGACACGATCCACACCTGGGCCGCGGCCCGGGTCATCATGGCCGGCCGGAACGCCTGCATCAGCCGCTCGTCCTTCTGAGCCCACGCCTCGTCCACGATGCCCAGGTCGAGGGTCTGGCCGTGCCCGGAGCTCTCGCCCGACGCGGTGATCCCCACCGTCGAGCCGGTCGGCAACCAGATGGTGCGCTCCAGGCCGGTCTGCCGGCGGGTCCTAAACGCCCTCGCCAGCGCGGTGTCGGCCAGGATGTCGGTCTGCTCCTCCCATTTCGCCCGGCTGTTGTTGCGGTCCTGGGCGGCGTACAGGGACCGTTGCCGCTTGCCCCAGAACAGCGACCGGTCGACCTGGATCACCAGGATCATGGTGGTCTTGCCGGACTGGCGGGGCACGGTGACGCGCACCTCCCGGTAGGCGGGCCGCCCGGCCGGGGTCAGCTCGCCGGCCACGTCGGCCACCTGGGCCTGCCACGGCATGAACGGCTGGCCGATCGCCCTCGCCAGGCGGGCCTGGCGGCCGCCGACGGTCGGCCGGTCAGGGTTGCGCGGAGTCGCCCACCGAGCCAGACACCGCCGCGAGGAGGTCAGCGAGACTGTCATCGGACTCGACGGCACCTCCCAGCAGTTGGCGGACCGCGGCCAGCATGGCCCGGGCCAGGCTGGCCACCTGGGCCGGGGCGACCTCGGCGTCAGCCTGGTCGAGCCGGCGGGCCAACTCGAGCACCAGGGCCACCGTCACATCATCGGCCGGGTCCAACCGGTCCTCCCGGCGCAACGCCAACACCGTCCGATGGGCCGCCGCCGCCACCCCGGTCTTTCTCGCCGTCATCGCACCCGATTCAACCCCAAACCGGCCCACCCCGGCGCGTTTCGGGCCGATCCCGGGGGTTTTTCGGTCCCGCGCAAAAAATCGACTGTGTTCGGGATGTACGGGCGGCGCGCCAGGAAAAACGGCCCCCCCGTCGCGGCCCGATTCACGATTCATGATTCGTGAATCGTCAGCTATCCCCCCATGACCTGCCGTTTTCTTGACCCCCCGATCGCGATCGCGGTTCGGGGGTCCCGTTCGTGTCGCCACACCTCCACGCCCAGGTCACCATCCCCGGGATCTCCGGCCGACACGCCGGCCCGCCTTGATCCGGTTGGTGATCTCCGCCCCGCCCGAGCTGTTGTGGTGATGGCAGGCGGCCCGCAGGTTGGTGATGTCATGCGTCCCGCCCAACCGCAGCGGCAGTTTGTGATCGGCCGTGGTCGCTGGTCGGTCACAGCCAGGCCAGTAGCACTGGCCGCCAGCCGCCTCGAGCACCAGCGCCCGGTTACGGCGATACACGAACGACTTGTAAGGATCGCTGGTCATGAGGTGTGCCGTGATCCGACCCGACCGGATAGCACTACCGCCACGTTCCCCATTCCCGTCCGAAACGTGTAGTGGCACGGCATCGATTGTTTCCGCCACCGCCACTTGCGGCGATGCTTTGGCACGTAGCGCTGCTCCATATAGCCGATCAGATCACGGTCAGGGTCGAACGGCGGCGGCGGTCTAGTCATCGGTGATCCCGCACCGGGCGCAAGTGCGCTCGGCCACGTCCCACCAGTCATCCCAGGCGGCATCGAACGCTCGTGCGTCAAGGTAAACTTTACGGTGTGGAGATCAGTTGGAGCGCCTACCGGCACGGCATCCCCGGCGAGGACATCACCCACGCCTGGGATAACGCCATCCGCCTGGTCGAGTACGACTACCACGGCGAGGAACGGCTGCTGGTAATCGGCCCCAGCCGATCCGGTGAACTGCTCGAACTGATCGCCGTACCGGCCGACGCGCCCACCCGGATCATCCACGCCGACCAACTCCAGTCCAGCCGACGCGACTACCTCAGGTGAACGACCATGCCTAAGACCATCAGCAGCGAACTCGAGGCGCTCGACGCCATCAGCCCCGCCACCCATCCCGGTCGCGACGCCGCCACCTTTCGGCGCATCATCGCCGCCCGCAAGCAGCTCGCCGAAGCCGAAGCCGAACTGCGAGCCGCGGTCGCCGCCGCCCGTGAAGCCGGCGACTCGTGGGCCGTGATCGGCGCCGCGCTCGACACCACCCGCCAGGCCGCCTATCAGCGGTTCGGCCAATAACCGATAAGTGGGCTTATCCGTACTAGAGGCCACGGCCGTGCCGATCGCGTAGACCACGGCGAGGGCGACGAGTCAGCGGAGGCCGCCCCGGTTCGCCGTCAAGCGTGGGCTGTAGATCTAAGACCTGTTGACGTTCCCATGCGTCAACGACTCGGCTTACCGCCCCGGACCCGGGGAACAAGTCGTCGATAGTGTCACCCGGCTGGGCGCCGAGAAGACCGATCACCCACCGAATGAGGTCGTCTGGTTTCTGGCCAGGAATGTCCTTGTGTCCTCGGCCCGTTACCCCGCACGCGAGGCCGTCGCGAACACGGTACGGCGAGTCGGTGCGGCCGCCCACAACGATGACGGGTTCCCATGTCCAGATCCACCGGCCCGTCGTTCTGATCGGCGGGCTGTTGGTCTTGTACCAGGCACCGACTCGGGCGCCTGGCGGGCAAAGCGAGAGTACGTATTGCAGAGAGACGGCCGAAGTGGACAGAGCCCAGCCGTCGGGGTAGTCGGTTTCGAGCCGGACGATGAGATTGGCGTAGTCAACCTCACCGGCGTAGTCGGGATGATCGCCGTAGAGCGCCTTCGCTTGACCAGGATACGGCGGGTCGGCGTAGGCGTACCGATAATGGGCCTTATCGGGACTACGCACGACAGAACACCAGCAGGTAGCTATGGGCGCGCCGGGCGCGCTTGACGGTGAAGATGTTGTGACCGCCTGGCCCGGTACCGGTGTGGTGCACGATCTGATCCCACTTCACCCAGCCGAGCGACCTAGCTGTATTCGTCACAGCGCTGGGCACGTCGTGGAACTCTCGACGGCCGCCGCCTTGCACGTATTCCATGCACTTGACCAGCACGAACCGGCCGGCCACACGGCACACCTCGGCCAGCCCGTCAAGAACTAGCTGCTCGATGTTCTTGCTCGGACCTAGAACGCATACGGCACCGATGCCGTAGCGGTGTTGGAACTCCGGTCCGAGCCGCGGACTGGAGTTTGTACCGGACTGGACATAGGGCGGATCGAATGTCACGGTGTCGAACTCGGCGTCGGCGTGCGGAAGGTCGCGGAAGTCAACGCCATCGAGGGCCAGGTCGTGCCAACTGAAGGGATCGGGCCGGTACAAGTCCCACCACTTGCCGCCGCCATAGGTGACATCAAGCACCGACCCGGCCAGGTACAACGGCGCGACCGCCCGCATAAGTTCTGCGTTGGTGCCAGCGAACACCGACGCGAGGATTGTGCCGACGGGCCGGTCAAGGCCCTCGATCATCGACAGCTGCACGTCACGCGCCAGTCGCGGATAACCGGGGTTATCGGCCTCAGACATCACAGCTAGCGCCTTGATTCATCTTCCGGAGGCATTTAGTCTCCGGAAGATGAATCCCATCAACCCCAAGACCAAGCATGCTGACGTATCCGTTACTGAGGTCCATATCGCCGAGGCTGAGCGCGACGCCACTGGACGATGCATGGTGGCTGAGGCCATCAAGTCCAGCATCCCCGGCGTATCGCGTGTCCAGGTCGACATGCAAACGATCCGCTTCACCCGGAACGGGGAGCGCGAAACCTACTTCACCCCGTGGGACGTGGGTAACGCAATCGTGCGATTCGACGGTGGGGATTCCATCGAACCATTCACGTTCCGACTTTTCTTCCGCAACCGCGTCATCATTCAGCGCAGCGTCATGGACGAGGCCAGTAAACCGGTCGACGCCGCCCGTGCGCGCGCCAAAAGCGCCAGAAAGCGAGCCACGCAGCTCGCCACTGACCCCGATGTTTCGCAGGCTAAGCGCACTAAGGCAGCTGCGGCTGCCGCGACGGCCCAGGCTGAATACGACCATCTCAAGAAGCAGCATGGTCCGCTCCGGACGCGCGTTAACCGGCCTGTCAGCCGAGTGCAGACCGACACGGAGCGGGGCGTGGCGGACCAGATGCCGACGGTGCGCTATCCGAACCTGCAGCGCACTGGTCGTCGCATCTACGGTCAACGGATCATGCGAGCCAACCAGCCCGACGCCCGCAAGGAGCGCGGTTTCGCGGACTAGGTCCGGATAAACGGGTTTATCGGCGGTCACGGCGTTCCTCCGGGGTCATCGGCACCATGACGATTCCCATTGCCGCACAGTTGTCGCAGCCGTCACCCAGACACTTCGGGCACGGATCATCTCGGCGGCTCATCGCCAGTGCCGGCCCATCACAACGTTGTCTCGCTGATATGACTGATGGCCGGCGCCGCCCCACCACAGATTCCGCCACGACCGGGGGAACCGGGGACACTGACGCCACACAACGTGCTCACGTTCTCCGGTCTTCTTGTTAAACAACCCTGGCTCAGTAACGTCGATCATCGGGCGTCCGCAGTAGCGGCAGAAGGTGATCGGATCGGCCGGGAACATGAAGTCATCGGCGTTCGCGGTCACAGGATGACCGCCAGCCGCCAGGCGTCGACCACGGCCCGCTGCTCGGCCGCCGACAACAGCCCCCTTACCGGTGGCCACCGGGCGGACCAGCCAGCGCACCGCGCCGGCGGGGTTCGCGTCGTATTTGACCGGGGTTAGGGGTGCGGGTTTTGGCAGAACGAACCACAGGGCGTGTCGAGTGGTCGAGGGCGAGGTGTGCCCGGGCGCCGACCTCGACGTACTCGACGTGGCGGTGCCAGTAGTTCGTGCGGTGCACGTCGGCGATGCGCCCGGCGTCGAGGTACCACACGTCACAGGTAGCGGGGCCGCCTCGATGCGTTTTTTTGGCAGGCGATCAGGCGTGGATTGACGGTTGCCATACCAGCCCTCGCTCCCGGTTATCGGCGCTACTCATCGACTGCTGGCGCCGTCTGACTCTTTTGGTACTCATGCTGGGACCTCGGCGTGGGCTCGGATGATCAGGATGATGGGCGGGGTGTCGACGGGGCCGAGTCGTTCGATGCGGACGCCGATGTCGTGCCATGCGAATTCGGTGGCGCCGACGCGGACGGCGTCGGCGATCTGGCGGAGCAGCGGGCCGGTCATGCCGGCGGCGGCGAGGCGGGCGATGACGGCGGCGACGGTGATTTCGCGGCGGTGGAACACCCGGGTGGTGCCGGTGCCGGTCACCTCGGGGTTGGCGGCCAGCAGGATGCCCTGGCCGAGCCAGTAGTTCACCTGGCGCAGGCTGGCCCCCGTGGCGTGGACGATGTCGCGGGTGGTGACCAGGTCGCGGCGGTGGGGGCGGCGGGCCCGCCGTTCGAGGTCGGGGGCGGGCATCATGGCCTTTCGGGTCCCCGCTGCGGGCGTTCCAGGTAGCCGATCAGGTTTTCGTCGGGGGCGAACGGTGGCGGCTGCGGGCGGAGCCGGCCCAGCTCGAGAACACATTCGGGCTGGTGGAGCAGCCCGAACGCGACCAGGGTTTCGCCGTGGGGGTCGAAGGTCCACACGTCGCCGCAGTCGTCGCAGCGGGCCAGGGTGGGGTAGCCGTTCTCGTCGGCGTCGACGATCCGGACGGTCATCGCCACTCCCCGGTGTGCCGGGGCTGTTGCGGTTGTTTCTCCTCAAGCAGGGCGCGGGTGGCGGCGAGCCAGTAGGCGACCACGTCGGGGTCGGGGCGGGGCGCCCAGCCGTGGGAGTAGGGCTGGTGGTCGGCCGGGTCGGCGGACCGGTTCGGTGAGGTTTCCACGGGTAACAATTCTCCTCCTACCGGAGCGTCGCGACTATCAGGTCCCAGTCGGCGGGCCGCCATACGTGGACATCCACGCCGGGCACGGACCGGAACCAGTCGAGCCACTGCTGCTGGTCGGCCTCGAGGCGGCCCCGGGCCGCTTTCAGCTCGGCGACGACCAGGCGGGGCGGGCGGACCAGGATCAGGTCGGGGAACCCGGCCCCGTCGCCCTGCACCGCGGTCCGCCAGCCGTGCTCAGTTTTGGCCGGTCGGAAATGGGCTCGAGCCCAGCCGAACACCTTGGCCAGCTGCAGCACCTGGCCGAGCAGGTCCGCTTCGTTCTGCTCGATAGGCGGGATGACTCTCGGGCCCACCGCGATCACCGCCACCTGCCGTAGAGGAGCCGGGCGACCACCCGCTTCCATAGCGGGGGTTCGGTCCACACCAGCCGACGGTCCCGGGCGTCCCACTTGAACATCAGCAGGCCCCGTTTGCGGTTTTTCGTCCGGTTCGCCGCGCGCGTCTTGATAGTGAAAGAGCTTCTCTGACTACGTCAGAAGCTCTTTCTAAATTCCGCGGCTCATATTGAGCACCTGAGGAGCGTGGATAGGTGCTCATATTGAGCACCTGATGAGCACCTGAGACTGGGCGGCCGGTTTTCTGTGGATAACTGGGGCGGTGGGTCATAGTTCTAGGCGGAGCGCGTCAGCGCGTAGGTCCGGGTCTGCGATGCGCGACCAGGCCGGCGGCGGGGTGGCTTGGCGCTGTTGCTCCGGTTTCACCAGCAGGTAGCGGGCGGCCCCCCGGTTCTTGCCGCCGCCGCCCTGGGCGATCAGGTAGCCGTTCTGGACCAGCCAGCCGCGGTGGCGGACCACCGTGGCCCGTGACAGTTTGGCCCGCTCGGCCAGGGCGTCGAGGTTGGCCCAGCAGCGGCCGGTGCGGAACGCGATGCTGATGATGGCGTCCAGGGTCTGGTCGTAGGGGTGGGGGCAGGCGCGCAGCAGCTCGGCCCGCTCGCCAGTGGATAGGTATGGGCGGCTCTCGCTGGCCAGGTCGATGACCTTGCGGCCGCGGAATGGGAGCCGCCCGTCAGTCATGACGCCTGATCGACGTACCAGGCGCGCAACGTCTCGCCGGTGATGTCCTCGCCCGTCTCCAGATACAGGTCCCGGGCGATGATCCGCCATGGTTCGCCGCGGTTGCGTCGGTCGTTGACGAAATCGTCCAGCGGCCCCTTGGCCCCGAGCAGCAGGTCGAACAAGCGCTGGGAGTGCGTCTGTCGTGATTTCACATCGTCGGACGCTATTACAGAACGTTGGATTTTGCAACGATACTGTAGATGTCCATAACGATGCTATCGGGGCGCTTGGCAGCGATCCGCTTGCCAAGTAATCTGTGACGTATGGGGTCGTTGACGGTGAAGGTCGATGGTTTGTCGGAGAGCATCAGCACGTTCGTGCGGATGCTGATGGCCCGGGATCATCTGACCCAGGGGCAGCTGGCCGCCCGCATGGGGGTGGACCAGGCGGTGGTGTCGAACCGGCTCCGGGGGGTCAGCCGGTGGACGGCGGACGATCTGGCGCTTCTCGGGGTGGCCTTCGGGGTTCACCCGGGGGTGTTCTTCGGCGACCCAAAAGGGTTCACCCCGCCGCTGGTCGCGGTGTCTGATTTTGCGCGATCAACCGGATGGTTGACCACGCCGGCCCTTGCCCACACCGACCGGGCCGCCTAAAAACCCCCGGCCGGGCGGAGCCCCTCCAGGGAGGTTTGCCGCCATGCTTCTGGCCAACGCCATCGCCGCCTACGTCACAGACCGCCAAGCCCGAGGTGAGATCACCGCTGCCACGGCAACCCAGTTCGCCTGGCGGCTCAACCTGCTGGCCCGGGCCCACCCCGGCCTCGAGGTCGCCGAGCTGACCCGCGACCGGGTCCTCGAGTGGCAGCGCACCATCGGCGACCAGCGGCCGGCCACCCGGCGCGGCTACCTGTCCGCCCTCAAGACATTCTCCGCCTGGGCCATCGACAACGGCCTGCTAGTCGCCGACCCGACCCTGAGGTTGGCCAAGGTCCGCGACAGCCGGTCGGTGCCCCGGACCCTGTCAGCCGGGCGGATGGCCCGCCTGCTCATGGCCCTGCCCGACGAACGGGCTCGGCTGATCGTTCTGTTGATGTGCCAGTGCGGGCTGCGCTGTATCGAGGTCGCCCGACTGCAGGTGTCGGACTGGGATTCATCGGTGGCCGAGCTGCGGGTTATCGGCAAGGGCGGCCATGTCCGCGAAGCTCAGGTTCTCGATGATCTGGCCGTCCTGCTCGAGCGCCGCTGCGCTGGGCGGACCGGGCCGCTGGTGGGCATCTCAGCCGAACGGATCTCCTATCTGGTGTCGACCTGGATGGACCAGGCCGGCATCAAAACCGGCCCTTACGATGGGATCTCCGCCCACGCCCTCCGCCACACCGCCGCCTCCAACCTGCTCGACGGGTGCGGCAACGTCCGGCTGGTCCAGGAATTTCTGGACCACATCAGCCTGGCCACCACCGAGCGGTACCTGCGCCGCCACTCCAAACACGAGATCCGGGCCGCCATGCTCAAATCCGCCCGCCTAACTGGCTAGGGGCAGCCGGGCGCGCGCCAGGGTCGCCCGGCTGCCCCTAGTGGCTGGGGGACAGCCGCCCTCGGCAGCCTACGATGTCGCACCCCGCTGGTAGACCAGGCGGCGGTGGATAACGCCCAGTGGGTCACCCTGCTGATCGAGGTCGGCATCATCGCCCTGTACTGCGCCCTGGCCATCCTCGGTTACGCCCGCCGCGCCTAGTCCCGCTCGTCGCGGTCCCGCCAGCGGTGCCAGGCCCGGGGGAACACCGCCGCGGCCAGCAGCCACACCCAGGTGGCCAGGCTGCCCAGCCCCACCCCGAGCGCCAGCCACTCCGCCGCGGTCAGGGTCACGTCACCGGCGCCGCCCACGCTGCCGCCCAGGTGTCGGGGCCGACGATCCCGTCCACCGGGTCCAGGTGTTTCTCGGTCTGGAAGGCGATGCAGATCCCCTGCGATTGCGGTCCGTACTGGCCGTCGACGGTCAGCTCCCAGCCCCGGGCGGCCATCTGGGCCTGCCAGGTGTGCACGTCGGTGCCCTGCATGACCGGCGGGTAGGCCAGGTAGCGGCCCGGCCAGGGTGGTGCCATCCCCGGTTCGGCCGGCGGCTCGGGCGGCGGCAGCGGCGCCCGGCCGCTGTCGACCAGTTCGCCGGCCCGGGTGAGGATCTCGGGGCGCATGGCCAGGCGGGTGTCGCACGGGCAGGCGGTCGCCACCCCCATGCGGTGATAGCCGAACCCGGCCTGGCCGTCCGCCTCGGCGGTCACCAGCGGCCAGCCGTGCCGGCGGTGGCCTTCGGCGTATATGCGGGCCAGCCCGTCGATCATCGCCTCGGTCATCGCCTCCGCGTACGGGGGGTCCGAGCAGCCCTCGGTTTCCACCCCGCAGTAGGTGTCGTTCATCTGCATGGCGTGCCAGGCGACGGTTTCGGAGTCGACGTACTGCTCCACGGTGCCGTCGAGGGCCACCCAGAAGTGGGCTGACACCTGGCTCGAGGGGTTGTTGAACATGTACTGCAGGGAGCCGTCGGCCACGGCGTGGTGCAGCAGCAGGCCGAGCTGGGCGGACATCGGCCCGCCGTGGTTGCCGACCGGCCGCCAGGTGGCGCAGTCGAACCGGGCCACTAGCCGACGTCCCTGGGGGCGCCGGTCGGGTCGTAGTACAGGGCGGCCACGGTCGGGAAGTTGGCCTGGGTGAGGGCCAGCAGCTCGGCGTCGGACACCAGGCTCTGGTCGATCGTGCCGTCGCCCTGGTCGACCTCGTCGGCGATCCCCGGGCCGGCCACCGCCAGGCGCAGAAAGGCGGCCTGCTCGCCGCCCTCGTCGCGCAAAACGGCGTTGGCGCAGGCGGCGATGTCGGGCCGGCCGTCGTCCTTGTAGCGGTCGGCCTGCTGGATGGTGGCCGAGCGGACCCGGCCCCGAAATGACTGGTCGACCTCGAGCTGGGCTTGGGACTGGTAACTCATCAGGTACCTCCGATGTCCTCGACCATCAGGAACGACTGGTTGGCGGCGAAGCTGAGCGACCCGGCCGGGGTGGCGCCCTGCAGGGTGAGGGTGGCGGTTTTGGTGGCGGTCGGCACGTACAGGTACACCCCGCTGCCGAACACGTAGGTGTTGGCCGGCGGGGTGGTGACCAGGGCCAGGTTGGCCGAGCCGCCCTGATCGTCCTGTATCAGGATCTGGGTGGACCCCGTCGACTGGGCGGTCAGCTGCTGGCCGCGGCCGAACCCGCTGACCCGGTAGCGGCGGCCGACGACCACCGGGGTGGGCAGGCTCAGCACCGTGGTCAGCGACCCGCCCGCGCTGACCGTCGCCGCCGGGCCGGTCAGGGAGGTGATGTAACCGCGGGGCAGCAGCAGCCCCGACGGGCGCAGGTCGGTGATGTTGGCCTGGGTGACCGCGGCGGAGCCGCCCGGGACCAGCACCTGGCCGAGCAGCACCTGCCCGGCGGGCAGGGCGGGCGCCACCGGGCTGGCCGCCGGGGTGCCGGCCACGATGTCGAAGATGAAATCGTTGTTGGAGCCGCCGTCGAGGTCGGTGGCCCGGGGGTGGCAGGTGATCAGGTCGATGCGGTTCTGACCGGACGGGGGCGCCGCGGTGAACGTCACCGTTTCCACCGCGTCGGACACACACAAGGTCGACCCGGTGCTGTTCTGGGATGGGACCGCCACCATCCCGGCCGCGATGTTGACCTGCATGGTGCCGGCCACCGCGGTCAGGGCGCAACCGCTCGACGCCGGGAGGGGCCACAGCGACGAGATCAGCCGCCGGTCGACGCTGGCGGCGTAGGAGCCGGCCTGCTCCCATAGCGGTGTGTAACGGGTCATGGTTACCTCCGGGCCAAAGCGTTCACGTCCGATTGGGACTGCTGGATCATCTGCACCAGGGTCCGGCCGGGCTGGCCGACAGTCAGGTTGATGTCCTCCTGGCCGTCGTCGCCGATGTTGAAGGTGATCCCCAGCACCCGGATACTGGTGTTCACGTTCAGCCGGCCGGAGCGGACCACCAGCGGCACCACGTCGCCCATGTAGGGGGCGCCGTAGCTGTAGAACCCGGGCGCCAGGCTCAGGGTGTAGGTGGGGATCAGGGTGCCGTAGCGGGTCAGGTCGCCGGCCGCCTGGGCGGCCAGCACATCGGGGGTGATCACCGACGGGGCGTTATCGGCCGACATCCACAATCCGATCGGCCGGGTCGAGACGTTGTTGGCGTCGCTGTTCCACGACTCGGCCACCAGCTGGGCGGCGCTCGGGTCGGACTGGCCGTTGTTGCCGATCACCCGCCAGTAGTTCCCGTAGGAGCCCGAGTCGATGGTGCGGGTGAGGGCGGTGACCGTCGAGCCGTACACCAGGGCCAGATCGGAGCGCTGGGTGCCCTGGTAGGGGTAGAAGATTCGCAGGGCGTCGGCGGTGCCCGACAGCCCGGTGGGCAGCACGTCGTAGTCGAACCCGTTGATGACCCGGGCCAGGTCGTCGAGCAGGGTGGCCAGGTCGCTCGAGGGGTCGTAGGTGCGCTGGCGGATCACCCCCGATTTGGCCGAGCGGACCGTGCCGTCCGGGTTGACCAGGGCCAGGGTCAGCGGCATGACCGACCCGGGCGACATGGGCGTGCCGCTGCTG